TCTTATTGATATTGCCATCCTCTCCTGCTTCTCCGAATTTCTGCGCCCAGTAGGCGTTCATGCGATGCGTGAAAATAATCACGCCGGTTACTTCCTTCATGACCTCCGGATCGTCGGGATCGTCTGTCTCGACCTCGAAGGCTTTTCCTCCGCCAGACGGGATCTTGATGTGCTTGGCATCGATGCCGCCATCATCGTCCAGGTCGTCGAGCTCATCTTCCAGCTCTGCTCTGAGCTCCTCGTCCATTGCTTCCATACCGGTTACAATCTTGAAGTTTTCCACGGTTGTCAGTTCTGCTTTTGCCATATTCTTATTCCTCCTCATCTGCTGCATCTACGGATGCGTTCTTTACTACTTTGGATTTCTTGATGCTCTTGACACGGTAGCGGTTTCTGATTCCGTCCTCGCACGTCTCTGTGATGAAGTATCCGCTCTCGATTCCTTTGAATACGCAGAGGATGTCTTCGGTGTCAATTCTCAGGACGATAGTGTCGCCCTGGTTCATTGCGTTGCCTTCTGAATCTGAAACTCTCACCTGTGTTACTTCGTGTACGGAGATTCCGCAGTTTGCTTCACTCATTACTCAGCGTCCTCCTGTTCTTCCTCTGCTTCAGCTTCCGGATCCGCTTCTGCGTCCTCGAACTGTCCCTCCAGATAATCTTCCACCGGTGTGGTGTAGCTGCTGACTTCATCGTATAAGTCGTGCATGATTCTGTCTGCCTGCGCTGCGAGCTTTGTCGCCTGGAGCACCAGGCCGGTTGCTGCATTCTTCAGGCTGCTGGCTGCTTCGACCGCCTTGGCATCATCCTCTGTTGGAAGGATGCGCAGGAAGTCTTTCATGCTCTCATCTACCTTCTTCTGGTCGAGCTTCATGCCTGCGTAGAACTCTGAAGCGATACCGTATCCGTCGTGGCGGTTCGATACCTTCGACTTACTGGTTTCCTTGACCTGCTTGCAGGCAAATTCCAGGGCGATGTTTACGTTTTCCTCAAGTTCGCGCTCTGATTCGAGGCGACAATCAAATTCTAACTGTTCCATGGTTTATTCTCCTTTCGCTCTTTTGAGTGCTTTGTTGGTTGACTTGCGTCTGGCGATGTCGGTCATCTCATAGCTGCTTACGACCTCATCCAGCTCCGGTGGCAGCTCTCCGTCGTTTTCTTCGGCGATTTCTTTCATCGCGCTCTGCAGGGATCCTGCATTGACGGTTTCTTTGATGAGCTCGCCGAGGCCCTGTTCTCTGAGTACCTCGAAGAAGTCCAGGCCGCGTTCCTGCAGGTAGGCTTCTCCACGCTTGGAGTATTTGACCTTATCCTGGAGGCTGTAGATGTAGTCGCCGTATCCCTGGGACGGGATATCTTCGTCGATCATCATTTCTGCGATCTCTGCCTTCAGCTTATCGATGGCTGCATTGTTGTCCTTGGTGTCTTTGGCCAGCTGATCCTTCTTGTCGAGAAGTTCTTCGTACTGGCCGAGCATTTCTGTCAGTTTCATGGTTGGTTCCTCCTACTTTCTATTTTGAGTCCGCACTCTGTGCAGGCTGCTTGCATTTTTTTCTGCCGGAGTTCCTGTCTTGATATTGGTCTCCAGCATTCCTGTCCGCAGATCGGACATTTTACCAGGCTCCATTCCGGATGCCCTTTTGGGATGTTTTTCTTCATCGGCATCAGCAGGATGCCTCCGGTTTCGTTTTGGCCTCGCGGCCAGATCTTAACTTCTGCCATTGCTTTTCTCCCTTCCGTAGAGTTTGTATTTGATACTTGATTCCGACCGGTTCATCTTCTCTGCGATCTCTCTGATTGTGAATCCCTGTTTCCGGAGCATCTTCATCTGGCTTACTTCGGTCTGCGTCCAGTTGTATTTGTGTGATATGTCATTCTTCCTTTTTTCTTTAAACCAGGGGTACTGCATGAACAGTGTGTCATCGGTTACTCTGGCCGCATTCCAATCTTCCGGATGTTCTTTCATGTATCTGATGATGTCCTGCTGCCGGTACATCACGTATGGCTTCTTCCGGACACTTTTCAGTCCTTTGCGCTCCCAGTATTGGATCGTCCGGTTCTCAACTCCCAGGATCCGCGAGAGGGTGTTCCTGGTCAGCATGTCCGTGTTCGCCATGAATCCTCCGATACCGGTCCGCTGCCTTTTAAGAAAGACCGCATTTTCCGACCGGTTCAGCTTCCTGGCTACCGTGGCGAGCGGATATGTTTCTGTTAATTCTTCGAGCTGGATCAGTTCCTCCTGGCTCCATGCCCTTCCGCCCATCTAGGCACCTCCTTAGCTTCCGTCAAAGTTCGGAATGAATCTCTCATCCAGTTTCTTTCCGCACTTTGTGCAGACTTTATATTGCGTCTCGCCGCTCAGGTTGAAGTACGGCTCTTGTCTTCTGAACCACTCGCCATGGTGTCTGCAGAATAGCTGCGCGATCCACGGCTTTGGATTATTTACTCTGCTTTCCTGTTCCATTGCCTTTCCTCCTTCTCCTGAACGATGCAGGTTTTCGATGCATTGGCAGACCGTGCATCTTGCGCCAGTTATTGGTCAGGTGACTCAATGGCTCCGGCTTCAATGCTTCCGCGAATCTCCGGAGCGCATATGTGGCTGCTCTGCCTTAGCATCCAGCGC